TTGAGGAGGAGCAATCGGATCTTGAGATTGAGATTGTAAATCCTGAAGCTGTTTCAATAGAAACAGAAGAAGGGGGGATGGTTATTGATTTCACCGGGGAGGCAGCAGAAGATATATTGGGGCCGGATCATGATGGGAATATTGCTGAGTTTTTGGAAGAATCCGAATTACAATCCTTGGCGTCCGAGTTGGTTACAGATTTTAATTCGGACCGTCAAAGCCGGAAAGACTGGGCGAGATCATATGTCAAGGGACTAGATCTGCTTGGCATGAAGATAGAAGAACGCCAACAGCCTTGGGCTGGTGCATGTGGCGTGTTCCACCCGGTACTAACAGAATCAGTTGTCCGCTTTCAGGCACAGGCTATGGGGGAGATCTTCCCAGCCTCAGGACCTGCCCGTACCAAAATCATGGGCAAGATCACGCCAGAAAAGTTTGAACAATCACAACGTGTTGAAAACGAAATGAATTATCTCCTTACAGAGGAGATGACAGAGTATCGTGATGAAACAGAGCAGATGCTATTCAAGCTTCCGCTCGCAGGTTCCGCTTTCAAAAAAGTTTATTATGACCCGCTAATGGAACGGCCATGTGCAATGTTTGTCCCAGCGGAAGACTTTGTTGTTTCATATGGCGCTTCCGATCTTATGACATGCCCACGCTATACGCATGTTATGAAGAAGACCCCCAATGAAATTGTTGAGTTGATGGTCAATGGCTTTTATCGTGACATAGATCTCCCTGATCCAGAGCCTGACTATTCTGACATTCAAGAAAAATATGATGAGCTTGATGGTGATGAAGCGATCATTGAAGATGATGATCGTTACACCCTTTTGGAGATGCATGTAGATGTTGATCTCCCAGAACCATTTGATGATCCAGATGGTATCGCTCGTCCGTATGTTATTACCATCGATAAATCATCAAGAGAGATTCTTGCCATCAGGAGGAACTGGTATGAGGATGACAAAAAGAAAAGGAAGCGTCAGCACTTTGTTCACTACCGCTATCTACCGGGTCTTGGCTTTTATGGAACAGGCCTTATCCACCTTATCGGAGGCTTGGCAAAATCAGCGACATCAATCCTGCGCCAGCTTGTTGATGCGGGTACATTGTCTAACTTACCGGCTGGCCTTAAAGCTAGGGGTCTTCGTATCAAGGGTGATGATTCGCCTCTCATGCCGGGCGAGTTCCGTGACGTTGACGTACCGGGGGGTGCGATACGCGACAGCATTACTTTCATTCCTTACAAAGAGCCGTCCTCAGTTCTGTATCAATTGCTCGGCAACATTGTCGAAGAAGGTCGCAGAATAGGATCTGTTGCTGATATTCAAATTGGCGACATGAATAACCAAGCGCCAGTTGGTACAACGCTTGCGCTTCTTGAGCGTAGCATGAAAGTTATGTCTGGAGTTCAGGCACGGCTTCACGCAGCCATGAAGAACGAGCTGCGTATCTTGTCGAAGATCATCCATGATTACATGCCTGAAGAATATGCTTATGAAATGGATGGAGACTTCAACCGGACAGAAGATTTTGATGGCCGGATTGATGTTATCCCAGTTTCAGATCCAAATGCCTCAACTATGTCGCAGCGCATTATGCAGTATCAAGCGGCATTACAATTAGCACAGCAGGCACCGCAGCTTTATGACATGGGTAAACTTCATCGTCAGATGCTGGAGGTTCTTGGTATCCCTGATGCGGCAGATATCGTGAAGCTTCCAGATGAAATCAAACCGGCAGATCCTGTAACAGAAAACATGTCTATTCTAAAGCAGGAGCCTATCAAAGCCTTTATGTATCAGGATCACGCAGCACATATCGGAGTCCATATGTCCGCTATGCAAGATCCAAAGATGCAGGAGCTTGTTGGTCAGTCACCGTTTGCCAGCGCAATCCAAAGCGCATTCGCGTCTCACATTACAGAGCATGTGGCAATGCAGTATCGTGTCGAGATCCAGAAGATGCTTGGTGTCGAGCTTCCAGATCCAGAAGCGCCATTGCCAGAAGATATTGAGATTCAGGTTAGCCGTATGGCTGCGGAAGCAGCAGCTAAACTTCTTCAGAAAGATCAGGCAGAGGTTCAGCAGAAGCAGGCTCAGGAGCAGCAGCAAGATCCTCTTACGCAGATTCAACAGCGTGAGCTTGCAATAAAAGAGCAGGAACTTCAGCATAAGATTCAGATGGATACAGCAAAGCTTCAGATAGATGCTCAGACTAAAATGGAAAATATTGAGCTTCAGAAAGAACGCCTTGAGTCAGAAGAGAAGCGTGATGGGGCAAGGCTTGGAGTTAAGATCGCACAGGAGCTTGACAAAAACAAAGAGAAGGCAATATCAGAAGGAACTAAAATTGGACTTCAAATGGCAAGGGAGCTAACAAATGGCGGAGACAATCTATAGCCCGTTAAGGGATAAGATCAGAGACTACATGAATAGCGCGGCAGATCATCTGGCGTGTGGAGGTGCCACAAGCTTTGATGAGTATCAAAGGATGGTTGGCAAGATAGAGGCCTTGGCTCTAATAGAAAGAGACATCTTGGACCTCGAAAAACATTATGAGGAAGATTAGCCCCCAAGGACTTCCGGGGGCGTCAACCCTAGTGTATATTGTAAACGTGGAGACTTACGGGTAGGACCCGCTAGGTAACTGTGAACCTATAATCACTGCAAGGAAAACAGATGTATTCTGCAAGCAAAGAAGTCGGCCAAGAGGTCGCATCAAAAATACCAGAACCTTCTGGTTACAAGCTCTTAATTAAACCATTGGAAGTTAAGGAAAAAACCGATTCAGGAATTTATATGCCTGATGCTCTAAAGAATGCAGAGCAGACAGCATCTGTAATTGGTTTTGTTGTGAAAGCTGGCCCTGATGCTTATGGAGATCAGGATAAGTTTCCCAACGGTCCTTACTGCAAAGAAGGCGACTTTGTAATCTTCAGATCTTATTCCGGCACACGGTTTAAGATTGAGAAACAAGAGTTTCGCTTGATTAACGATGACACCGTTGAAGCGGTTGTCTCTGATCCGAGAGGTTATACAAGAGCATGAACGAGCCAGAAGAAAAAATTGAAATCGATTTAGATGCTTCAGAAGAACTTGAGCTGGAAATCGTAGACGATACCCCAGAAGAAGATAAGGGAAAAGCTAGGCGTTCAAAGGATGCTGACCCGCAAATTCCTGAAGACGATGAGGTAGCAAACTACAGCGAAAACGTACAGAAACGCTTCAAGCAAATGAAGTGGGAGTACCATGAAGAGCGCCGCGCAAAGGAAGAGGCGGCACGACTTCGGGAAGAGGCTGTAAAATATGCACAAAGCGTTTACGCTGAAAATCAAAAGCTAAGACAGACATTATCTCAAGGAGAGAATGTTCTGCAAGATCAGGCCAAGCGCCGGGTCGAAGCTGAGATGGAACGTGCAAAATATAATTATAAAAATGCTTATGAGTCTGGTGACCCAGATGAAATCATCAAGGCTCAAGAGGCACTCACTATAGCGCAAGCTGACAAGATGCGGCTTGAAAGTTATGTTCCTGTTCACCAATATGAACAGCAACAGGTTCAATCAAATTATACGCCGCCACAGCCAGCAGCCCCAAAGGTTAAGAAGCCTGACGCCGCTGCTCTTGATTGGCAAAGCCAGAATGAGTGGTTTGGCAATGATGATGAGATGACTGGCTATGCATTGGGATTGCATGAAAGCCTAGTTAAAAGTGGGGTTAACCCCAACAGCCCAGAGTATTATGACCGCATTGACGAATCAGTTCGTAAGCGGTTTTCAGACAAGTTTGACGGACAAGACATTGAGGTGGCACGGTCTCGTCAAACTGGTTCCGTGGTTGCCCCCGCAAAGCGGAGTGCAAAAAAACCACGCAGAGTGCAACTTACCTCAACGCAGGTCGCCCTCGCCAAGCGACTTGGCCTGAGTCCAGAACAATATGCGGCGCAACTCTTGAAGGAGGCATCTTAATGTCTGATAGAACCCCACGCTCAAACGACTCCCGTGAAAAAACGGAGCGTAAAAAATCTTGGCAAAGACCAACAATGTTGCCTGATCCCGAACCACGCGATGGTGTAAGTTACCGCTGGGTTCGCACATCTACTTTGGGTCAGAGCGATAACACCAATGTTTCGTCTAAATTTCGTGAGGGTTGGACGCCAGTCAAGGCAGATGATCATCCAGAATTACAAGTGTTGCCTGATATCGATTCCCGATTTGAAGGTAATGTTGAGGTTGGAGGATTGCTACTTTGCGAGAACTCAACCGAATATGTCGAAAGCCGTAGAGATGCCCATACTGAGATGAACAAAACTCAAATGGACTCTGTTGATAACAACTATCTACGTCAATCCGATCCCCGGATGCCAGTTCTGAAACCAGAACGAAGCACCAAAATATCGTAGTATGCACCAAGTGGCGCATACTGAAACAAAATCGAGTAGAATAGAAGGAGAGACAAAATGTCTTCAGTAGCTGCTCCCTTCGGTCTGCGCCCGATTGGCCGTTTAGATAATGGTTCACTGGAGGTTTTCCGCCAGTATCCTATTGCTTCCGCCTACAATACCAATATTGCCATGGGTGATATTGTTCAGCTTGTAGATGGTGGCACTGCAACGACAATCGAAAAGCAGTCCGCAACTGGTGACGACACCACTGCCATTGATATGGTTGGTGTTTTCATGGGTTGTAAATACACAGACCCGAATACCGGGCAACTTACATTTAGCCAGCTTTGGCCAGCAAACCTTGTTGCGTCAGATGCAATGGCATATGTAGTTGATGACCCTAGTGTTCTTTTTGCCATTCAGGCAGACGGTGCGCCAGCCAACATTGGTGACATCTATGGAAAGAACTCAGTTCTCGTTCAAACTGCGCCAAATACATCGCTGAAAATCAGCCGTGTGGCTTTGGACATCTCTGCGATTGGTACAGATCCTGAGAACCCAATCCGCATCATCGATTACCTCGGTGGCGATCAGGGTGACGAGAAGGGTACATCTTTCCCAATTCTGGTGTGTAAGTTTAATTACCATCAGCACACATCAACAACTGGTTCAGCATAAGGAGTGTAACTGATGGCTATTTCACGCGCACAACTTCTGAAGGAACTGTTGCCCGGTCTTAATGCGTTGTTCGGTCTTGAGTACCAAAAATACGAAAACGAGCATGCAGAAATTTACGAAACTGAAACTTCAGAGCGTAGCTTTGAAGAGGAAGTAAAACTTTCAGGTTTTGGCGCTGCGCCAGTTAAGCCTGAAGGTTCAGCGATTTCTTACGACAATGCACAGGAATCCTTCACTGCTCGTTACAACCACGAAACGGTTGCAATGGGCTTCTCAGTGACAGAAGAAGCTATGGAGGATAACCTCTATGACGCTCTCTCAGCTCGCTACACAAAAGCTTTGGCTCGCGCCATGGCGTACACCAAGCAGGTTAAAGCTGCGTCTCTGCTGAACACAGGTTTCACAACCTTCACCTCTGGTGATGGCGTTACTCTGTTCAACACAGCGCACCCAACTGTTGCTGGCGGTAACAATTCAAACCGTCCAACCGTAGCAGTTGACCTGAACGAGACTTCATTGGAAGATGCGGTCATCAACATTGCAGCGTTCACTGACGAGCGTGGCCTGTTGATTGCAGCTCGCCCACGCAAGCTGATCGTTCCACCTGCATTGATGTTCGTTGCAACTCGTCTGCTACAGACAGAACTGCGTGTCGGCACAGCCGATAACGATCTCAATGCCCTGCGTTCAAACGGTTCGATTCCAGAAGGCTATCGTGTCAATCACTACCTGACTGACAATGATGCGTTCTTCCTGACAACCGATGTTCCAAACGGCATGAAGCACTTTGTCCGTACACCAATGTCAACATCTATGGATGGTGACTTTGATACAGGCAACGTCCGCTACAAAGCCCGTGAGCGTTACAGCTTCGGCGTTTCAGATCCTCTTGGGGTCTACGGTTCTCCGGGCGCTTAATCGCTTTGAGACAGAACTTTTGATTGGGCGGCTTTCGGGCCGCCCTTTCTTTGTGTATAATGAATATGAACCTTGACAGTAAAGTTCACTTGAACTTTCTGACATTAGCCAAGACAAGGAGTTCCTCATGGCTTTATCTACTTTCTCAGGACCAGTCCGTTCAAATAACGGCTTCCAAATCCCCGTTGTAACAACCGCAGATTTGCCAGCATTTGGTGATGTCGCAGTCGGTACTGTCTACATGGTCAGCGACAATGGCGCTGGCAACAACGAGTATTGCATTGTGATCAACACAGGCGCTGCATGGGTAACTGCCATTGGTGCTGCTCTTACATAATAGGAGTACACAATGTCCCAATCTGATGTATTTGCGGTAACTAAAGCAGCAGACGCCACAGTGTTTGCTGGCCGCGCCCGTGTGCGTCAGATTCAGGTAAAGACAGCTACATCAGGATCCCCACAGATTGTTTTGAAAGATGGGGGCGCAAGCGGTACAGCACTGCTTGACCTTTCATTTGGCACAACCGATACATTCTCGGTTAACATTCCAGATAATGGGATCCTCTTTGGCACAGATGTTTACTTGGATTTGACAGACTGTTTAAGCGTGACAGTATTCCTGTCATAAAGGAGTTATCGAATGGCTGAGAAAAGTTCCATATCCCGTGTAGGGACTAGCGAGCCATTCGAGCTTCAAGTTGCTCGTGGGCAAATATCATTCCATAAAACTGTTTTTAAGTTTGGTTACAACGCTGTTGTTGGATCCTCTAAAGAAACCATCTGGGAACAGGGCGGTTTATACGCTTATCCTGCATCAGCCACGGTAATGACTATATCAAGCAGTTCGGCTAATGACACTGCCGCAGGCACTGGTGCGAGAACAGTAGAAGTTTTTGGCCTAGACGCCGATTACAACGAAATAAACGAAGTTGTCACGCTGAATGGGCAAACGGCAGTTAACACCACAAAATCTTACATACGGATAAATCGCGGCATTGTTCGCAGTGCAGGCAGTGGTGGCGCAAACGCTGGCACAATTTACGCAGGAACAGGTACGGTTACATCTGGGGTTCCAGCTAATATTTACCTGACCATAAATGGGGATGGTGATAACCAAACATTGATGGCTATTTGGACAGTTCCAGCAGGATATACAGCCTTTCTTACAAAGATGTCTTTATCCACAGGCACATCTACTGCCACCAAAGCTCTTTTAAATGCTAGTCTTGTTGCTAGACCATACGGAGAAGTCTTTCAGATAAAGGAAAGATTTACTATTACAGATGGCGCACACGAACAGTTTTATACTTTTCCATTAAGTTTCACAGAAAAAACAGACTTGGAAATGAGAGCGTTTTCTTCTTCAGGCTCAGTTGACTTCAATGTGTCCGCGTCAATGGAGTTTGTTTACATTCAAAACGGTTGAGGAAAATCATGACTAGTAAGTATCCCGGCGTAAAGCGCGTTGCTGG